GATATGACCATTTCCTGTGGACCAAGGCCGCCGAGATTGCAGGGGTGCCTGAGTTTAACCTTGACAATGTCATCACGAACAGAATGCCTGGGGTCAAGATCATAAAAGACAAAAGGATTGTTCGTTTCGGGCATCTGAATATCATTCACGGCCATGAGTACGCCAGTGGAATCTTTCAGTCTGTCAATGTTGCCCGTGGCCTGTTCCTTAAATCGAAGGTATCAAGCCTGCAGGGGCATGCACACCAAGTATCTGAACACACGGAAACCGATATGAACGGCAAGATCACTACGACCTGGTCGGTCGGATGTCTGTGCGACATGCACCCTGATTATGCCAAGCTAAATAAATGGTCACAGGGTTTTGCCATCGCCAAACGTGACGGCGATGATTTCAGCGTCAAGAATTACAGGATCCATAAAGGCACGATACTATGAGCCAGGAAATGGACATCATAACACAAGAAGAAGGGACGGAGTATAATTACACCGACTTGATTGACAACCAATTGGGTCTGATTACTCAGCTTATGAGCCTTGACATTGAAGTGTATGATGCCCTGGCCGAAGAGCGCATAAAAGCCATATCCAACGCCATGAAAATTATACATAAGTCCCAGCGTGCCATTCTTGAATGTCTTTGAGTACATTTATCGCCCTTGTTGTTTGATACATAGGTAATTCTCGGTCTTTTTTACTTACAACACACACCAACGTCATGAAAGACCTGATTCTTGAATTGCATCAGGAAGGCATCCATGTCCTTCCATTGCAGCACAACGGTCATAAATTCATCCATCCGAACTATTCAAGCAAGTTCGACACGGGTTTCAGCACTGATGAGATCATGGCTCTGCTTGATGCAGGTTATGACAATGCGTATGCCGTCATGCACGGAAAGTGCAACCCGCATCTGAAGGCCCTTGATTTCGACGAAAAGAATGCACCCGGAAAAGACCTGTATGCTACATGGTCGCGGATTATTGACCCGGACCTGTTGAGCAAACTGGTGATAGAAAAGACACGCAGCGCAGGGTATCATGTCTATTTTCTATGTCAGTCGCAAGTGACCGAGAAGGCTCTTGCATCCAGTGCGACCGGATCGGAGTGGATTGCCTGCAGATCCGCGGCCAATAACTGCGTGACATACGCGGCACCGTCACCGGGATATGAATACCTGCAGGGGTCCCTTTTCGACCTGCAGATGTTGACAGCCGATGAGATGGCGCAACTGTGCGATGTGGCTAAGCAGTTGGATGAGTATACTGGTGAAAAGAATACCAAGTCCACCTACCTGCCGGCCGTGCAGGTGCCTGCCGAGTATAGCGCAGCCATTGCCAAGTTCGATGCCGACTGTGATGCAAGTTTCATCCTCGATTTGTTACGCCAGAACGGATGGACCATCGGCGGCCGAGTGCATGAAAAGCCCGTGAACGGAGAAAAATGGCAATATGTCAAGGTATGGCGGCCTGGGCGAGCCGAATCGGAGCCTTCATCAGGTAATTATTGGCTCAATCGGAAAAGATTATCCATATTTTCAACATCGACCGAATTCCCTGCCTTTGATAGCGGGCAATCGTTCAGTCACACGCCATCCAGGGTGATGTATTACCTGAATGGCAAAAGTTGGAAGGCAGTCATGAGGCAGATTGAAGGGGTGGCACCTGACATGCAGATAGAACTACCCAAAGTGACTCCGATGGCCTTTCCAACGCCAACCAGGAATGGGCAGGATGTGTGGAGGGTAGAGGTGAAAGGCATCATCGAATGGGCCGAAAATTCGGGCTACAGATGGATGCGCATGTCATCCACTGATGACACGGTGGTGCAACTGGTGCGGGTGGTTGACAATATCATATATCACTGCGATGAAAAAGACCTTCAAAGGCTGTACCGGGAGGAAGTAGCGCGCAACTATGCCGGAGAGCATGAAAGCAGGGTTTTGCTTGCCTTTATGCCGCAAATCATGAAATACATGGCGGCCCTGCCGAACTTTGAAGGCACATTGATGCGCGACGAAAGGCATGCCAGTTACATCTACTTCAGCAATGGGGCATTGCGTATAACAAGAGACAACGTCGAATTGGCTAAATACACAGATCTGCCGGGATGTGTCTTTTCACGCAATATCAAACATTTTGAGTTCAAGCAGTTTGAAGGGATGGGTGATTTCGGCCGATTCCTGAAAAATGTGGCCCACGATGATGATCACCTGAGATACATGATGTCATGTTTGGGTTACATGCTGCATGATTACAAACTGAGAAACTTTGCCAAGGCCCTGATGATGATTGAGGATGTCGAGGACCAGGATGAAGCCCGTGGCAGGTCCGGCAAAGGCCTCATTGCGCAATTCTATGAATCCGTCAGGACGTGCGTGCAACAGGACGGCCGGAACTACAAAAGTGACAGCCAGTTCAAGATGCAGCAGGTGGTACCTGGTGTGCAGGGTTTTCATCTGAATGACCCGGCACCGACCATCCTGATGAATCAGTTTTATAACTACATCACAGACGATTGGCTAGTGGAAGCGAAAGGGAAAAAAAGTTACACCATTCCTTTCCGCATGTCGCCGAAGATCATGATTACGACGAACTACCTGCCGAATCTTGAGAGCGACAGCGACAAGGACCGTTTTATTATCATGTCCATAAAAAAGCACTACGGCAGCACGCACAGCTTGCGGGATGACTTCCCTGGCACTATCTTTTTCTCGGACGAATGGACGAATGACCAGTGGATGGAGGCCATGAATGTGGCAATTATGTGCATCCAGTTGTACCTGAGGCATGGCGTTATTTCATACACAAACGCCCAAATGGATCGAAATAACAATCAACGTCTGATCAAAACACTGGTACCGGAAAGCATCATTGACACCATTGAACAGGCTATGGAGGCCTGCAAAAACAGCAAGGATGCTCAGGAGTTTGCCCATGCTTTGAAGCCTTACGACCTCCGAAAAGACATGACCGAGAGTATGCAAAAGGCTTTCGATTGGAAGAATAGAGACACCCTGATTATCTACAAGTCGGCCCTTTACCAATACATAAGCAAAGCCCATAATTTGAAAAATATGACCGACAAGGTGTTTGGCAGGAAGGTTAAAACGTACATCGAAAGGTCGGGTTATGTGTCCGAAACCACCCGGAATAACCACACCGGGGTGCGAATTTCAGTGCAGTTAACAAATTCAGTTGATTGCACTGGAGGCCCTTTAACTGCACTAGATGATGACTTAACTGCACTCGAGGATGCACCATTTTAACATTTTACCACATTTTACCACTTTCATGAGTGCAGTCAAAATGAAAATGCAGTTAAAAAAACTTAACTGCACTGATTTGACTGCACTCGTAACCTGTTGGTTATCAATGCGCCCAGAGGGCAGTGCAATCAGTGCAATCAAATTTCCTATATTTTATAAGAGAGTAAAAAAGTAAAATAATATATATATATAGATGAATGTCGAATTTTGATTGCACTACTGCACTACTCATATTTGACACAGCAAACATGCCACATGGAAAGATACCACCTACAGATCCTGGAAGTCACAACAAAAGGCGTCAAGGTACACGGACCCGTCACACCATCCTTGGCGGTTCCAGGGTGTGGGTGGTGGACCTGGACACCGGTGAAATCAAAAGGCCAACCCTCAAACTACAGATATGACAAAAAAGACACGCACCGAACCGATGTACCATGACACCCTTGAGAACCGCAGGACGGTCATTGACATCTGCGCATCGTCATCAGGTTTGACCACCGAACAACTGCAGTCAAAGTGCAGGGAACGCAAGTACACCCTCGCGAGGGCCGTGGCGGCCAAAATCCTCAGGGAACGTATGCACCTCACACTTATGCAGACAGGGGCCTGCCTTGGGCATCCTAATGCGCCAAAACACTATTCGAGTGTCCTGCATCTGCTTTCCATGATGGATGATCTGCTGTACATCAAGGATGACCATGCGCTGAACCTGTTCACGGATGTCAATTTCAGGTTGGCCAAAGCCATGACACATGGCACAAGGGTCCTAGTCTACATCCCTGACGGGGACGATGGGCAGCTACTCAGGTACCTGACTGATCAGGACTACCGGCACGAGATTGTTGAGTAATTTTGCGACATGTCAGGATATAACGTTGATGAATTGAAAGCCCTTGCCTTAGCTGTAATGGCCAAGGAAGAAATTGTGACCTGGGGCGAATTGTGGGATTCCATGATGATTTCACCGACCACGGCGTACAAGTACGGGTTGGAACAGATGGAAGACATAAAAAGCGAGCTATACAGGCACAAAAACAAGCGGAAGAAGCGGATGCGCCGCCGGTGGGCCGAAAGTGATGTACCTGCTTTGCAGATTGCTGAGTACAAGCTATTGGCTGATGACGATGAATTGTCGAGGTTATCGACAAGCAAAATCACAGCTGATGTCAATGTTGCCAAAGCGAACATCCTACTGAATGGCCCGACCGACCAAGCAAGTTGACGTCAACGGGTCGGTGATCCGCAACATCAAGTTGCTGGGCGACACCAACGGTCCACGGTACATCTGCCACGAAGGTGGTGCCAGGTCAGGAAAGACCTACGGCATCATGCAAAGCCTGATCTATCACGCCATGCACCATGCAAGGCTCAAGATCAGTGTGGTGTCCCATTCCCTTCCCCACCTTAAGCGGGGAGCCATGCGTGACTTCTTCGACATCCTGGAAGGTTGGGGATGGTACGATGAGGAGCAACACAACAAGACCGATCAGATCTACACCTTTCCCGAGTCGGGCAGTTATGTGGAGTTTTTCGGCCTCGAGGATCATGACCGTGCAAAGGGACCCGGTCGGGATGTGCTGTTCTGCAATGAGGCCAACTTACTGAGCAAGGCCCTGTTCGACCAGTTGGACATGCGGACGCGCTCGAAGGTGATCACCGACCTGAACCCGTCCGACTTTGATGTGTGGTGTTATCACCTTGCGGACGGTGCTGATGCGGTCAAGATACACAGCACCTACAAAGACAACAGGTTCCTGCCCGACAGTCAAAAGCGCGTGATTGAGGGGTATGCACAGGCAGACCCGATGATGTGGAGGGTCTTTGGCCTTGGCGAGAGGGGCGCAAGCCAGGAACAGATTTACACCCATTGGCGCATTTGCATGGATGTCCCGTCCGGAGATACATTCTACGGCCTTGACTTTGGTTTCCGCAACCCGACCGCCCTTGTACGGGTGACAATGTCGGACGAAAGTGTGTACGTGCATGAACTGCTGTACCAGTCAGGCATTAACACCGGGGAGTTGATGCAGATGCTGCCCGAACTGATACACGACAGATATGCCGAGATCTACTGCGATGCAGCTGAACCCAAGACCATCGACGAACTGTACCGATCGGGGCTGAATGTCAAGCCGGCCGACAAAGATGTATGGGCGGGTATCATGAAGGTGAAAAGTTTACCTTTGTTCATCACCCAACAAAGTGGCAACCTACTGCAAGAGCTTAAGAAATATAAGTGGAAAACCGACATGAACGGAAAGGTGATTGACAAGGAACCTGTGAAGGCTGACGATCACCTGTTGGATGCCATGCGTTATGCCATCTTTACACGAACCAAAACGCCACGGGTGACGTGGGGAGTGATATGACTATACTTGAAAGGCTGTTCGGACGTACCAAGGGTCTTGACCCGAATGTGTCTAGTTACTCGTTTATCCCGGTCAACAATGGCCAACTGCTGACGCAGTTCGATGCGCAGAAGTACACAACGGCATACCAGGACAATGGGGATGTATATAGCATCGTCTCATTCCTTGCGCGCAAGGCCGCGAGCATACCGTGGTATGTGTACAAGACCAACCAAGGCAGCAGGGCCAAGATGGCCCTTGAGAGGTACAAGCGACTGACAAAGGGCATCGGCCATCCGGGCGCACTCGACCAAGCCATACGCGAGCGCAAAGCGGCGTATGATGAAAACATGATTGCCCAGGACAGCAACACTGCGCAGATCCTTGGGCAGCCCAACGGATACCAAGGGACTGACCAATTTTTCGAGCAATTGTTCGGCATGCGGTTCCTGACCGGAGAGGGATTTATATGGGGCAATGACGGGAAACTTGACAACGGTACCTTCACGGAACTGTTGATTATGCC